GCACAAGCCTATATTTCAAATTTGCGATTCACAAATACTGCGGTTTACACATCTGCATTTTCCCCAAGCACAACACCATTAACTGCAATTAGTGGTACGCTTTTGCTAACTTGTCAAAGTAATAGATTTTTAGATAACTCATCAATTGGTGGTACGGCTTTAAATGGCAACGGCACTCCAAGCATTCAACGCTTCAACCCATTTGGTACTTCTACCGCCTACTCCACAAGCGTGATTGGTGGGTCAGGGTACTTTGATGGTAATGGAGATTATTTGACTGTGCCAAACAATGCGGCATTTAAGTTTGGCACTGGCGACTACACCATTGAATTTTGGTTGTTTTATAACGCTTATGGAACATTTACAACAAGTATAAGAACAGATGGTGCTTCTCCTCAATGGGTTCTTCAATCTGATTCTGGCGTAATGGATTACTACGTTAATGGTTCTGTTATTTTGGCAGAATCATCTGCGCCATCATTATCTTCTTGGAATCATTATGCTGTTGTAAGAAATGGCTCTGGTACTAACAATACAAAGATGTATCGCAATGGTGTTCAAGTTGCTCAAGCAACAAACAATACCGATATTCAGCCAACATCTCAGGTTGTCATTGGAAGTGGAGGTGATAGCAATATTGCAAGTTTTGGATTAAATGGTTATTTATCAAATATTCGTATTGTTAAAGGAACTGCTGTTTACACCGCTACATTTACGCCGCCCACAGCGCCTGTAACAGCAATTTCTGGCACATCATTGCTGACCAACTTTACCAATGGCGCAATCTTTGACAACGCCATGATGAACGACTTAGAAACTGTGGGTAACGCACAGATTTCTACAAGTGTTAAGAAGTATGGAACAGGGTCATTAAAGTTTGATGGTACTGGTGATTATCTTGTTAGCAATCCTGCAAATACTAACCTTTATGCATTTGGTACTGGTGATTTTACAATTGAGTTTTGGTTATATCTAAATTCAACAGCTTCTTTTCAAGTATTTTACGATAGCCGCACAGCGGCAGGCGAGGGCTTGTACCCTACCATTTATACAAGTTCTGGCACTTTGGCTTATTACACTAATTCAGCAAACAGAATTACTGGTAGTTCTTTGTCAACAAATACTTGGTATCACATTGCCGTAAGTAGAAGCGGGTCTAGCACTAAAATGTTTGTTAATGGCACACAGGATGGTTCTACTTATACTGATTCAAATAATTATATAAATGGCGCATTAAGGCCAATGATTGGTGCTGACGGATTCAATAGTGGTACTCCTGGTGGAAATCCAATGAATGGATACATAGATGACCTACGCATCACCAATGGGTACGCTCGTTACACCGCAACATTTACACCGCCAACTGCGGCATTCTTTAATTACGGCCCGAACTAAGGAGCATTCATGTTTATTGCAAAAGTAGAAAACGGAAACATCGGTGAAATCATCGACTTCCGCAAGTATTTTGGGAAGACTGATTCAGTTACAGACGAGCAGTTAGTGGCTCAAGGTTTTGTCAGAGTCAACCTGTTTCGCGCCCATGACCGCCTAACACAGAAGCTTGTGTCTGCTACGCCCGTGCTAGAGAACGGCTGGGTGTACACGGTTGCTGTAGCCGACCTGACCGCAGAGGAAATTCAATCTGCCAAAGACAGCGCAATGGCTCAGATTCGTGGTCAGCGTAACACCTTGCTTGCCGCTTGTGACTGGACGCAGATTGCCGACAGTACCGCAGATAAGACTGCATGGGCTACATACAGAACCGCATTACGCAACTTGCCCGCCACAATTACTGGTGACCCCCGTACATTCTCTGACTGGCCTCGCGACCCTAACTGGGTTGACCGGACTATCTAATCATGTGGGACTGGGCTGAAGCATTCATTGCCGCAGCCTGTTTAGTGGCCTTCGTCATCTATGGCACTTACATAATTGCATGGAGTATGGTGTGATAAATGCGTTGGCTCATTCTGTTACTTTTGTTAGTGTTGGCTGGAGCCGTAGCCAAAAGTGGATGCCATGTGCGCGAGTTCTACGGAATTGGCTACACAGTCCACGATCCAACTCAGCGGCACAAAGAGATGATGGCTTGGCTCATCCACAACGCAGAGTATTGCAAGACTACGGATTACATGGTTATATGGAACAACCTGCCAGATTGGGCGGGTACGGCAGACACAGTAATACTTAGATCAAAGATAATTCACGGGTACAAAGATGCGCTTGATCGGGAAAAGAAGTGAAGATCAGTTACGACAAATGGTATCCGGTGGTACAGCCAAATCCACCAATGCAGTCCGAGGTGTTTGCCAAGCGGGTGGAAAGACTTAACGCTGAGAGGGCTGTGCAGGTACAGATTGACCAGCAGGTAAAAAAGTTTCACCAGTATGAGTATGAGATTTATGAATACAGGATGCGGCAGATAACGCTAAACATTGACATCACAAACCTTAAACGCGAGATTGACAAACTTGTATGACCAGAAAACCGATACCCAGACAGATCAAGAAACCTCAGATGGAAACAAAGGAAAAGCTGACCCTGTGGGTAACCCTCATGGTAAGCACAACCCTATGTATCTCCGTATTGGCTATGGTGGTCAGCTTTATGTTGGGTCTGTGGGCCAAGGAAGTGGACAACGCAGAAATTTTCAAAATGATTTCACCCGCTTTTTCTACTCTTATCGGCGGCATGATTGGGTTCTTGTCTGGTATCAAACTCATGCAAAATGACGACTCTAAAAAGGATTCCAAATGCTAACTCTTCTATCAACCCTGATCTCGTTCCTGATGGGCGGCTTGCCCAAGTTGCTGGATTTCTTCCAAGACCGTGCAGACAAACTGCATGAACTAAACCTTGCTCGGCTACAGATTGAGCGTGAGTTGGAACTGCGCAAGGCTGGCTTTGAAGCGCAGGAACGTATTGAGCATATTCGGTCAGAGCAGTTGGCAACCGAGAGCGCAGCCAATACCCAGCAAGTCCTGATTGGGGCACAGCAAGCTGAAATGCAAGCAATCTACGCCCACGATGAGAGTTTAAACGAGGGAACATCTCAGTGGATGAAGAACCTGAGAGCCAGTGTTCGCCCAGTCATTACCTATGGCTTCTTCTTCCTGCTCTTGTTTGTGGATGTTGGCCTGTTTGCCTACGGCTGGCACAGTGGTGCTACGTTTGTAGAGTTAGCCGAGATGCTGTGGGACTCTGACACCCAAGCCCTGTTTGCTTCTATCATTGCTTTCCACTTTGGTGGTCGGGCGTTTGGTAAATGAACATCTCAGAAAAGTGCCTGCACATGATCCGCCACCATGAGGGGGTCAGGCAAAACCCGTATAAATGCCCAGCAAAATTGTGGACAGTGGGCGTTGGGCACGTCATGTTTCCAGAGCAGGGCAAGCTCAAGATAGACCAGCGGGATGCGTTTGTGCCACCGCCAGAGTCTATGCGTAAGCACAGCATGGAGGAAGTCAATGAAATACTTAAGGCCGATCTTGCTAGGTTTGAGCGAGGCGTGGCTACCTATTGTCCTGTGCCTCTTACTCAAGGACAGTTTGACGCACTTGTATCGTTTTCATTCAATGTTGGGCTAGGCACACTACAGCGTTCAACCATGCGCCAAAAGGTGATTCGTGGTGATATGGCGGGGGCCGCAGAAGAACTCTTGAAGTATTGCATGGCGGGGGGTAAAATTCTCAAAGGGCTACAGAAACGTCGCATTGACGAACGAGCCGTGTTTCTATCGTAGGACAACCGATGGCGCTTAAAAAACTTATACTGAAGCCGGGAGTTAACCGGGAGAACACCCGTTATGCAAACGAAGGTGGTTGGTATGAGTCCGACAAAGTGCGGTTCCGTCAAGGTACGCCTGAAAAGATTGGTGGCTGGGCACGTATCTCTGCGTCTACATTTCAAGGTCTGTGCCGTTCTCTGTGGAATTGGATCACTCTAGACAACTTAAACCTAATCGGAGTAGGCACTAACTTAAAGTTCTATCTAGAACTGGGTGGTGAGTACAACGACATTACGCCTATCCGCGCTTCAGCAATTTTAAATAACCCGTTTGCTACAACTAACCTGCTTACTTTAGTTACCGTTACAGACGCATCCCACGGTGCAATTACAGGTGACTTTGTAACGTTTAGCAACGTAGCTCCTGTAGGCGGCCTTGATTTAAACGGTGAGTATTCTATTACTTACGTTGATGCCAATACCTACACTATTACAGCCTCTAGTGCAGCTACTTCAACTGTTGCGGCTGGTGGCGGTTCAACTGTTAATGCAATCTATCAAATCAACGTAGGCGATCCATACGAAATTCCTCTGGCTGGTTGGGGTGCTGGTACGTGGGGTGCGGGAGCTTGGGGATTTGGCGGTACGTCTACCTCTGCCCTGCGCTTATGGAGCCAGAACAACTTTGGTGAAGACTTGGTTTATGGTTTTCGTGGTGGCCCAATCTATTATTGGGATGCTGGCTATGGCGTATATCCGTCCTTAGTTACGGTCACCATAGCTTCTCCTGCGGTAGTTACTGCCGCTTTTAGTTTGCCCAATGGCTCTCCGGTTATCCTTACAAACAATGGGTATCCCGCTGCATTGCCGACTGGCTTGTCCCCCGGAACGATTTACTACGTCATTAACTCTAGCGGCAATACCTTTAACCTAGCAGCCACTGTCGGCGGTGCGGCTATTACTACGACAGGAACTCAGTCTGGTGATCACTACATCATGCCTAATGGTATAGACATCACAAGTCTGTCGGGTGCATCAGACTGCCCAATCATCCAGAACTTTGTCTTTGTATCTGATATTAGCCGGTTTGTGTTTGCGTTTGGCTGTAATGATGAAGGCTCTACCACGCAAAACCCTATGTTGATTCGCTGGTCGGATCAGGAGTCTGTGGTTAACTGGACACCCTCTGCGACCAATCAGGCCGGTAGTGTGCAGTTGTCGCACGGCTCCAGTATTGTGACTGCCGTTCAGACTCGCCAAGAGATTTTGGTTTGGACTGACTCAGCCATTTATTCTCTCCAATACATTGGCCCGCCAGTGGTTTGGTCTAGCCAGTTGATGGGTGACAACATCTCTATCCTTGGTCAGAACGCAGCAACTCAAGCTTCTGGTGTGGTGTACTGGATGGGCGTGGATAAGTTTTATCTGTACGATGGACGTTTACAAACACTGCCATGTGATCTTCGCCGGTATGTTTACCAAGACATTAACCTCCAGCAAAACCAACAGGTTTTTGCCAGTACAAACGAAGGCTTCAATGAAGTCTGGTGGTTCTATTGCTCGGCTGGCAGTTTAGTTGCCAACCGTTATGTGGTGTACAACTACCTTGAGAAAATCTGGTACTACGGCACTATGGAGCGCACAGCTTGGCTTGATTCTGGCCTAAGAGACTTTCCTATTGCCGCTACGTACAACTACAACTTGGTCGATCAAGAGTTTGGCTTAGACAATAATGAGACAGGTACGCCAGTAGGTATTGAGGCTTACATCTTATCTTCAGAGTTTGACATTGAAGATGGCGAACACTTTGGTTTTGTCTGGAGGATGCTCCCTGACTTAACGTTCTCAGGCTCAGATGCTTCTCCAACTCCGCAAGTTACGTACACTTTGTACCCTATGCAGAACTCAGGTTCTGGCACAGGTACAGCGGTAAACAAAGATGTAGATAAATTAACGGGCGCTCAGTACACAGTGACTGAAGGCTTTACAGGCCAAATTAATACCCGTGTGCGGGGCAGGCAGTTAATCTTGAAGGTTAGTTCGGACAACCTTGGAACAACATGGCAGTTGGGTGCTACCCGTATTGACATCAGACCGGACGGCAGACGATGAGCTTTATTGTTACCACTGATTTTGAACTAAACAAGGTAGCCGCACCTAACTTGCCGCTACCTCCGCAAGAGTACGACCGTATATATTTTGACCAGATGCTCAACATTCTGCGTTTGTATTTCAACAGGATTGATGCGTTAACCACTCAGTTGATGGCTTCTGGAGTAGTGCCTCCTTTGACCAACTACACAGTGGCAACGCTACCCAGCGCGGTCACTTCTGGTACGGGTGCAAGAGCTTTTGTAACAGATGCTTTAGGCCCAACATTTGGGGCAACCGTAATAACTGGCGGAGCTGTTGCAGTTCCTGTTTACTCTGATGGAACGAATTGGAAGGTCGGATAATGGCTATTGATTATTTTGCACAACAATTTGGCGAAGACGTATATGAAAATACGGCGCCAGCTGCACCAGCATTTTCAAATGCTGACATTAATGCTTTTGTTCAACAAAACATAGGCAATCCACAGGCTATTGCTGATGCAGCTCAACAGTATGGCGTATCGCCAGAGCAACTGTCGCAGGCTACCGGATATGACGCTGGCACTGTTAGTAACTACTTTAGTAATGCCGGCATTAATTTTGGTCAACCAGCACCGCAAGCCACTACGCCAGCGCCGCTTACACCGCCACCCCCTGTTTATCAACCTCCCACATATCAACCGCCAACCACTCCTCCTCCTCAGTACACTGACCCAGATCCCGGTTTTGCACCGCCTACTCCAGTAACATCTACTCAAGATCCAAATTCAGTACAACAAAGAATTATCGAGGAAGAGCGTAAGCGCAATCTTGAGGGTGGCCTTGCATCATTGGGTGCTGGCAACGCCGGAGGTTCTCCAAAGCCCGTGGATTTGGGTAATGGCACGTATCAAACATACGGCGGTACTATCATTGATAAAGATGGACGGCCAGTTGTTGATAACAGCAAAGTAGTTAATGACCTGTACGCAACCATTGGTCGTACTGGTATGGGCACTGGGACAAATCAAATTGACCAAGGCGGCTTTAATTATTTTAAGAATATGCTTGACTCGGGCATGACGTCAGATCAAGTTAAAAATGAGTTTCAAAAAGCCGTTAATCAATACTTAATAGATAAGCCAACTGACGAATATTCAAAGTATGTAGCTCCCACATACTTAAAGACTATTACAGACAACATTGCCAAAGATACAACGCTGTCGGCCTTTGATAAGAACAACAAGATCTTTGAAACTGCCCAGCAATATGGCATGGATGACGCTGCTATTGATAAAGCTTTTGGCAAGGAAGCTGCTGACGCATACCGCAAAGACTACGGCACCAACATTAAGAGTTTTATTACAACCACTTTAGCTGATACCACTAAATCAGACTTTGATAAGGTAGCTGCAATTAATCAGGCCGCTAACAAGTACGGTCTGGATCCCAACGAGATTGCCAAGTACTCCGGTTTAAATAAAACTGGCGTTGACAAGATATTCACAACCTTTGACACAGGTCTGGCTAGCATCGTTAAGAACCTGTCAGCTCCTACGGTCAGTGACTTGGATAAAACCAAGGGAGCTCTTGCGCTCCAACAAAAGTACAGCGTTACAGATGATCAGCTTGCCAAGGCTTTGGGTGGAAATATCACTGGTAAAGACGTAACTGCTTACCTTGCTCCTGTTAAAAACTTTAGTACAGACTTACAAACCATAACATCTGACGAAACCAAGACGGCTTCAGACATACAGACATTCTTGGATAACGCCAAGAAAGACCCGCGCGTTGAGGGTTTATATGGGTTGGCTATTGATAAGGTGCAAAAGGCCGTACCAATCTTAGGACTGCGCGACTCTATTTCTGGTAATGGCTCTCCAGAACAATTGACCAAAGGCTATACAGACTTTGTGGCCGCTGTGAATGCAGACCCAGCTT